AAAGGCAAATTAAAAGCTGCAATTAATGCGGATTTTACTGCAAAAGAAACTGAATTAAAAACAAAACAAGCCGAAGAAAAAGCCAAAAAAGATGAAGAAGCATTAAAGGCTGAACAAGATTTTAATGATAAAGTTTCAGAAATAAAGGCAAATGCAATTAAAGATGATACAGAACGCGCTGAAGCTCAAAGGTTAGCAAAATTAAAAAAGGATTTAAAAGATTTAGAAACAGACAAAGAATTTTTAAAAAAATCTTTAGAAGAACAGGCTGAAATAAAAAAAGCTTTAATAGACGCGTCTGAATTAGAAGGTCAAAAATCTAAAAATGAAATTGTAAAAAAAGGTTTACAAGACGAAATTGAATTATTACAAGCGCAACAAAAAGGATTAGAAGAAGGAAGCGAAGCATATTGGAAAAATATTCAATCTATTGAAGATAAGTCTTATCAAGCTAAATTATTAGCTGCTAAAGGTAATGCAAAAGAAATTGAAAAAATTGAAGCTGAACACGCTGCAAATAATATTGATATTGCAAAAAAAGAATCAAATGCAAGGGTTGCATTATTAGTTTCAAGACTTAAAAGTATTGAACAATTTGGTCGTGATGTCACGGTTATTGCAGGTAAAAATAAAGACCTTGCAATTGCAGGTATTTTAATTGAAAAAGCAGCTGCATTAGGTACAATTGCGGTTAATACGTACATAGCAACTGCAAAAGCAGTAGCCGCTTCACCATTGACATTAGGTTTGCCGTGGTCGGCTTTAATTATTGCGGGTGGTGTTGCTGCGGGAATAAAAGTTGTAAATGATGCAAAAGCACAAATTGCAGAAATAAATAAGTCAGGCGGAGGTATACCGAGTAGTGGAAATATTGGTGACCCGGGCGGTGGTGGCGTAACTATTGGTGACCCATATTCAGGTGGTGGCGCACTTCCTTCAACCGGTGGCGGTGGAGGTGGTGGTGGTTCTTCACCAAATATAGATGGCGGAGGTGGCGGTGGAAGTACAGGTGGCAAAGCTGCAACTTCTGTTCGTGCATACGTACTTGAACGTGACATTTCAGATGCTCAAGCCCTTGATGCAGAAATACAAAACAGAGCAACATTCCAATAAACGATAAATATTAAAAAATAAACTATTTAGTGTTATGAATACAGATTTACCAATTTTTATGTTGGATATTACAGAAGACATAAACGACGACGCACAGGTTGACTTTATTGCATTGGTTGACCGTCCCGCAATCCAAAAGAATTGGAACGCATTTAATAAAAGCCAAAAATTTGAAATTGCAAATGAAGACCGTCGTATTATCAGTGGTGCTATTATGTTGGCTGACACTCCTATTTTTCGCAGCGATTCTACATACGGCGATTATTATGTTGCTTTCAGCAAAGACACTATTCTTAAAATTGTTCAGAAGTTTTTTAAGAAAGGTTTTCAAAGTAACGTCAATTTAATGCACGATTCAAGTGCGCAATTTGAAGGGGTTACATTATTTGAAAGCTTTATTTCAGACCCTTCGCGTGGTATTATGCCAATGAAAGGATTTGAAGACGCACCGGTTGGAAGTTGGTTCGGGTCAATGATTGTTGACAATGAAGAAGCGTGGCAAAAGGTTAAAAATGGCGAAATTGCCGGGTTCAGCGTTGAAGGATTATTTAACTACAAACCACGTGAAGTAAACAAAGTTGCTTCAATGGTTGAGGAAATTCAAAAAATATTGTCACAGGTTAAGTGATAAACATTTTATTTTTTAACTATATAATAAAAAAAGTATGAACGCACAGGAAGCGATTTTAAAAATTAAGGCATTGTTTGAAGACAATGTTGCGCCTGTTGAAGTTGAAGCTGAAGTTGCACCAATGGTTGAAGAAACAAAGGTGGAAATGGCAGAATATTCTTTAATGGACGGGACTAAAGTTGAAATTTCAGCTTTAGAAATTGGCGGTTCAGTTACATTGGCAGACGGTACAACCGCACCAATGGGCGAACACGAATTAATGGACGGTACAGAAATTACTTTAGACGAAAACGGTATTATTATTGCGATTGAATCTAAAGTTGAAGAAGTTTTACCGGAAGTTGACACAGAAGTTGAAGCTTCAAAAGAAGAAGACAAAAAAATGGCTGAAATGGCTGAACAATTTGAAGCAAAATTTGCTGAATTGGTTGAAGCTAAAGAAGCGGCTGAATTAAGAGTTTTGGAATTAGAAAATAAAGTTAAGCAAGGATTTGCACAGGTAGCCGAACTAATTGAGGCGCTTTCAAATACACCAAGCGCAGACCCAATTCAAAAGCCAAACGGATTTTCTGAATTTGTATCTAACAAAGATATTAAGGAAGAAAGATTGAGCAAATATAGACAAGCATTATTAAACAATTAAAATTAGATAACAATGGGATTTAATGTATCAGCATTAGCAAACTATACAGAACAAAATGCAGCACTTTTAGTGACTTCTTCTGTATTAGGTGCAAAAACTGCAACTTTAATTAAAAGTGCAGGTAACGTTATGGTTGGCGTAAAGTCTTCTGAAACGATTAACATTATGGACACAGACGCAATATTTCAAAGCGGTGGAAGCTGCGGATTTACTGCTTCAGGTTCAACAACTTTCACTCAAAGAACTGTGACTGTTGGAAAAATTAAAGTAAACGAAGCTTTATGTCCTAAAGATTTAGAAGCGAAGTATTTACAAAAAGCATTGCCAACAGGTTCAATGTACGATTCTATTCCTTTTGAGCAAGAATTTGCAGACAAAAAAGCAAAGACAATTGCTGCTCAATTAGAAACTTCTTTATGGCAAGGTGACACCGATAGCGTAAACGTTAACTTAAATAAGTTTGACGGTTTAGTAAAATTAATCGGTGCTGCTTCAGGTGTTGTTGCTGCAAACGCTTCAACTTTTATTTCAGGTGCGCCATTAAGTTCAATTACTGCTGCTAACGTTATCAGCATTTTTGACGGTGTTTACGCTGCAATTCCTGCTAAAGTTGTTGCTGCTGACGATATGACAATTTTCTGTGGTCAGGATTTGTTCAGAACTTACACTATTGCATTAAAGAACGCAAATAGCTTCCATTATTCAGTTGACGCGAAGGCAGACGGTGAGTTTGTTTTACCGGGTACAATGATTAAGGTAATTGCAGTTGCAGGTTTGAACGGAACAAACAAAGTTTACGCAACACGTTTGAGCAATTTATTTATCGGTACAGATTTATTGAACGAAGAAGAAAAATTTGAAATCTTCTACGCTAAAGAAGCTGACCAAGTACGTTTTGTTTCTGAATTCAAAATGGGTGTGAATTTCGCATTCCCTGACGAAATGGTAAGATTCGTATTAGCTTAATTAATAGGGGGGTGAAATATCCCCCCATTTTTGTAAAATTTAAAAATTTAAAAATATGCCGTGCGCACTAACACAGGGTTACACTTTAGACTGTCGCGATAGTTTAGGCGGAATCGTTGAGGTATATTTTACTGAAGCTGCAAACGTAACAACTACAACTGAAGCAAGTGGGGTAATAACCGCTTTGACTAAAGCTGCGGGAAAACGTTTTTGGAAATATGCTTTGGTAAAAGATACTTCTATGTTCAACCAAACAATGAATGCATCCGTTGCAAACGGAACTGTATTCTATGCACAGGAATTGCAGATTATCCTTAACAAATTACAGACTAACACACGCAACGAATTGTTGTTGTTAGCACAGAATTCTTTGGTTGCAGTTGCAAAAGATAGTAATGGAATTTATTGGTATTTAGGAAAAACACGTGGTATTGATATGACTGCAAATGCAGCTTCAACCGGTACTGCGCAAGGTGACAGAAGCGGATTCACTTTAACTTTCACAGGTTCAGAACCTGCGTTAGCACCAAGCGTTTCTTCAGTTGTTGCTTTAGCTTTAGAAACACCGGGTTCTTAACAACTTTGTTTTTCATAGGTTTATAGGTTTGCCGCCGTTCCTTAATTGGTTCGGCGGTTTTTTTGTGTTATATAGTAAAGCAAAAACTTTACTAAAAATTGCATAAAGTAAAGACAAAACTTTACATATTAGGCTTATTTGTTCACTATATGCAACAAATTGCATTTACTGCTATATATACGTATATGATTAGGTTAACAAAGGGTGCAACCCAAAGCATAATTTTAACACTAACTGAAAAACAGTTATTAACGAACCCAAATTATTTGTTTGTTTTCACTAATAGAAGTGCAAACACGGAAATTAAGTTTGTTTTATTAAGTGCTGCGGATATTAGCCAATACAAAGACCGTTACAATGAATTTAGCATTGTGACGAATACCAACTTTGGAACTGCGTTAAATGGTCAATATGATTATGAAATTTACGAGCAAACAAGTACAAGCAATACCAACCCGACCGGCTTAAATATGGTTGAATCAGGGATAATGGAATTGGTTGGAACGCCTTTTGAATTTACGGAATACCAAACAACAGACACTTATAAAATAAGACAATAATGGATTTACGAGTATTAACATTTGCAGAAGCACGTCAGCCTGAATTCAAAGAAAAGAAGGGTGAAGGTTATATTCAGTACGGCGACCGCAATGATTACCCTAATTATTTGGTTGACCTATTTAATAAGTCAGCTAAACATAACGCCATTGTCAAAAGCAAGGTGCATTATATAACCGCAAACGGTTGGAAGGGAAGTCCTGAATCTGAAACCTTTATTCAGAAGGTTAACAGAATGGAATCTTTAGATGAAATTACAAGGAAGGTGAGTTTGGACGCTGAATTGTTTGGTGGTTATTATTTGGAAATTATTTGGTCAGTTACAAAACAATTGGCTGAAATTTGGCATTTGGATTATACAAAGATTCGTACAAATAAAGACAATACGCAATTTTGGTACAAAGAAAATTGGGGTGACAGAAACGAAAAACAAATGGTTTACGCAGCGTTTAATCCTGCAAACCCTGTTGGCAAACAAATTCTTTAT